GGGTACTCCGGTGACGGTAGCTTTCTTAGTAGCTGCATTTCTGGTTCTCTTTGTTTTAGCCATTTACTTCATGCCATCTTCGTTAGGAAGACGGGACTGTTACGCGTAAGATAGAACCCCATCAGTCTCTCTCTCCCCGTAGGGATACCATCAGGTTAGGGCTCGCGGAAGAGCGGATCCAATCCTTCGAAATCACAGTCTAGAACCCCATTCCTCTGACACCCTCTTACGAGGTACCAGCGAGATCGGGAACCAGAATACGAATTCAAAAGGACAGATTCTAGCGCCTCTCCCCCCAAGATAGGGCGACTTCTCGCCGTACCCTGAAGGAAGCGGAGCCATCTCCGTCTCCCAAAGACCCTAGCCTTCTTCATAGCCAACGGTTTAATGACCCATCGCCTCATGGCCATGAGACGATCACCGTAACCACCACCCAGACTATACGGATCCGGAAGTACATTGACGGGCGCGGAATTCTACCCAAGGGGGAGGACCCCCCACGATAGTAATCTAGGATCACAATCGGACAAGATGAGATTGTGAAATCTCTTCTGAATCCGAGCGTAATCTGTCGAAATACCATCGCGGAAGTTGTATTCTCCACGTCGATGTGCCTCCATCCATACCAGTTCCGACCTCTTATACTTCCAACCATCAGGTACAGTACCGCCCAAACAACCCAGCTCGCGAGGCCCCATTAGTGGAGCCGGACAAGCTGAGAATGCAGGGTATCTCTTCCGGAAAAGCGCGTAACCCCTCCTCCAAAGATTTGGGGGAAGGGTATCCACGAAAGCGTTCCAATACGATCCGTATTGGTCCCAGGGTAAGATTTGAACGCCAGTTTCCTGGCATAACATCTCAACCTGGTATCCAAGCAGACCGACATTTGGGACACTAATCCGAACGAGATGACCGGCATCCTTATCCCACTCGTAGAATTCTGAATTGATGAGCGCGACATCTCTAGAGAAGTAGTTCTTTCCAATCGAGTACTTTAACCCAATATGAGAAGTGGAGATCTTCCATTTCTTATACTCGGTAGGGCTCGCTGGGAAAAGAACGTCGTCTCCGTTGATACGCATCCATCTATTCCTAGGAATAGCGAGACAGGTCGCAGACCGGTTC